AACTGGATGCCGTGCGAGCGCAGATTGAGGGCGACGCGCTGCCAGTCGATGCGGATTTTGTCGGGGGTCATGATTCCATCTCCTTCAGCTCTCTTGCCCAATCAATGCCGCGCGGCGTCAGCCCATGCCAGCGCTGTGTCGTCGCGCCGACCCGGACGATCCATGTTGAGACATAGCCCTCTTCGATCAGCGTTGCGCCGTCGTCTCGCGTCGTGCTGTCACTCACGCCGGTCAGGTCTGCGAGCTTGCTGATTTGCAGGTTCCCATGCGTGAGCAGCGCGACAAGGGCTGATTCGAGCCTGGCGCGGCGCTTCTCGCCGACGCGTGGCGAGGGAGGGCGGTCGGCACCGAGAAGCTGGCCGATCAGGGTACCGAAGATCGGGGAATGAGTTGTCGTCGTGATCACGAGACCTCCGCGAACAGGTCCTGCGTCTGCATGTGCGCCGCGGCAAGGTTTCGTGCAGCCTGCTCGTAGTAGCTCTTTTTGAGTTCGACGCCGATGAACTTGCGCCCCATCTGGATCGCGCAGTGGCCCTCAGAGCCGATCCCGGCGAACGGGGATAGCACCACGTCGCCCGGCAGCGTCCATAGCCGGATGCCGCGCTTGATGACCTCCAGTTGCAGCGGGCAGATATGGCGCTCGTCGTCATGCTCTCGCGCGGACTGGTATTGAAGGGTGTCGGATGGATTGATGTCCATCCAGACAGGGCTTGCCAGCTTCTGCCACTCATCGACGGGCAAGTCCGGGCCGTGCGCAACGCGGTCAACCACATCGCCCGGAGTTCGCATGGTGATGAGGTAATCCGGGATGCCCTGGCGGCACATCGTCGCATTCGTGCGGATCGTCTTGTGCAGCAGCCCAAGCGCCTTGGTCCGCTGCATTGCCGTTACCGGGTCTTTCCAGATCACGACTTCGCTGTGGAAGATGAACCCGCGCTTCTGAAACGCCTTGATCAGATCGGATCGGAAGTCCTTCAACCCGATGTAGCCGTCGCGTTCCTTGCTGGCCGGGAGCAGCATGCAATGGAAACTGACGTTATGGCCTGGCTTCACGACGCGCCGCAGCTCTTGCACGAGGTAGTCGAATTGCTCGAAGAACTCATCGTCGTTGCGTACGTTTCCCATGTCGCGAGGGGAGTTGCTGTACGTGTAGAGGCTGGCGAAAGGCGGGCTGAAGATCGAGTAATCGACCGACGCATCCGGCATCCCACGCACCACTTCCACGCAGTCGCCGTTGAACAGGGCGTAGTTGTCGCCGATGGATTGATCTAGAACTGTCGTCATGCTGTTTTCCTCAGAAAAGACGGGATCGCCATCGGCACCGACGGCGCGTAGTCGTTGGTTTCGCGCGAGAACCCAAGGACGGATTCGCGCACCGCTTCAAGCGTTTCGGCAGACAGCGATTCGGCCATCGCCTTTGCGTCAGCCTCTTTGCGCGCGAGGTTCGCCACAACGGAGCCTTCCTGCTCGCTGGCGAAGATATGGACATGCACAGGGCGTTTTTGACCGAAGCGCCAGCATCTGCGGATGGCCTGGTAATACGCCTCGAATGAGTCCGTTACGCCGACGAACGCCACATTTGCGCAGTGCTGCCAATTCAACCCGAACCCTGCGATCTTTGGCTTGGTGATCAAGACGCGGATTTTCCCGTGCGCAAAGTCGTACAGTCGGCGTTCTTTCGCTTCGTCTTCGTCGCTGCCGCGAATCTCGACTGCATCAGGGATTGCGGCGCGGAGCGAGTCCGCTTCGTCGTTGAGATCGCACCACACAATCCACGGCTGATTGTCAGCATTTACCATTGCTGCGCACGCCTTCACCCTGGCTGCGAGTGACGCCCGGCGAGCGGCACGGCGCTCCATCAGGCTGGATGCCTCAAGCGCGAATAGCATCCCCTCAGTCGGCTCGATTCCGCCTTCTACAGTGTGCTGCGTGACTTCCAGCGGCGGGAGTTCGTATGCGGTCGCGTCGTGCCCAAGGTCGGCGGGTGATCGCAGCAGCGCGCCCCACGACGCAACCCACTTCCAGAACAGATGCTTTGCGTGACCCTTGAGCCGCCACGTGCCGGTATCGCCGCCGTCATGAACGAAGAACTCCGCGAGCATTTCATCTTGCGTGCGGTAGCCGAGGAACTGAGCGTGCGTGCCCAGCTCCGTCCAGTCGTTCGGGGCCGGCGTTGCGGTGGCGCACAGCTTGAACGGCGTGCGCTCGAACGCTTCCAGAAGCTGCTGCAATGTCTTGCTGGTGTGGTGCTTGATGATGCTCGACTCGTCCAGCACGACGCCCGTGAATCGGCTGCAATCGAAGCGATGAATCCGGGCGTAGTTGGTGATATTGATGCCCGGCTGAATGTCGGCGCCGTCGCGGGCGTGCGTCACCTTCACGCCGATGGACTCGCCTTCTTCGACGGTCTGCTCTGCGACTGCGAGCGGCGCGAGGATCAGCACATCGCCGCCCGTTTCGCGCGCGATGGTGTCGGCCCACGCGACCTGGATGCGGCTCTTGCCGAGTCCGGTATCTGCGAAGATCGCAGCGCGGCCACGACGAAGCGCCCACTCAACCAGATCGCGCTGGTGCGGAAACAGGCCGTAATCGCGCGGCGCAACATCCAGCCCTTTGCCTGATTGGAATCGCAGCTTGCGGGCGACTAGATCCTCATATGCTCCCATGTCATTCCTCTTTAAAAAGCCCGCGCATGGCGGGCTGTGTAGGGTGGGGCGGCTGGTGTCGATCTCCAGCTTTCGTTCCTCCGCGAGCCGCGCCACCAGCACGCAAGCATGATGGACTCGGCAAATAAAACGGCGCGCATCGACCTGCGCATTCGCCCCGTTGATCGTCAAAACAAGTCTTCTTCCAGCATCGGCGCGCTCATGTTCAAATCGCTCGCCACGCGGGTCCATGCGCATGCCGCATGAACGGGATGTCGTCGTCGAAGTCACCAAATCCGCCGCCTGAGTTCTGCTGCGGCTTCGATGCAGGCGCTTGGCGCTGCGGCGCGGGCTGGTCGCCGGCTTCGCGCTTGCCGAGCATCTTCATCTCGTCGGCGCGGATCTCGGTGCTGTAGCGGTCCTGACCGTCCTTGTCCTGCCACTTGCGAGTGCGCAAGCTGCCCTCGATATAGACCTGGCTGCCCTTGCGCAGGTACTGGCCTGCAATCTCTGCCAACTTCCCGTAGAAGCCGATCCGATGCCATTCCGTCGATTCCTTGCGCTCGCCGGTAGCCTTGTCCTTCCATGTCTCAGTGGTGGCGACACGGATGTTGCAGACCGCATCGCCGGACGGGGCAAAGCGGCTTTCCGGGTCGGCGCCGAGGTTGCCAACGATGATTACTTTGTTCACTGATGCCATAAGTTATGCTGCTTCCTTAAAATTTTCGCGCGCCACGGTCGTCAGGTGCAGAATCAGCGCCGAGCAGATCCGCGCAACGTCGCTCTCGAGGTACAGCACCGCGGCGCGATCCTTGCCGGCCGGCTGAATGCCGAGCTGGGCAAGTCCGGCAACGCTCAGGGCGATCGGCGACAGGCGCTGATTGATCTGGCCGAGCGTGAGCTTTGCGCCGGTATCGGCCTGCGGATGGGCCGGCTGCGACACTGATGCGACTACGCTATGCTGGCGTTCATGATCTGCCATCTGCGCCTTTTGCTCCGCGTCGCGGCGCGCAGCATCCTCCTGCGCCACCCTTTGCCGCTCTTCGGCTTCGGCGCGTAGCCGCGCACGCTCGGCCTCTGCTGCTTCGCGTGCTTTGGCTTGCTCTTCCGCGCGAATCCGCTCGCGCTCGGCCTGGGCGATCCGCTCGGCCTCGGCGCGTGCCTTGGCTTCTTCCTCACGGCGGATGCGTTCGCGCTCGGCCTCCAGGCGCTTGGCCTCGGCGTCTGCGCGCTGCTGCTTGCGCATCGCGTAGAGCGCGGCGAAGTCGTCCGGCGCCTTGGTGCAGACCTGGGCGAAGTCGGGCATCAGGCTCATGTCCTCGACCGTCTTGCGATTGGTGTCGATGCGGTCGGCGATGGCGTTGGCTTCGATCTTTGCGTGGGCGAGCGCGGTCGCAACCTTGTCGCGCATGCTGTCGAGCGATTTGAGTCCCTTGATGGCCTCGCCGAAGTTGCAGCCGACATTGACCAGCACGCCGACGCGCCCCTGCAGGGCGACGATGTGCGCGGACAGTTCGCGCTGCGCCTTGGCAACGATCTCGGCCTTGCGGTTCTCCTTCTCGGCCTTCACCAACTTGTCGAGCGTGAGCCGCTTCTGCCGCGCCTCTTCCTTGATCTCGTCGATCGTGCGGAACAACTCGTCGATGCTGGCCGTCTGCGACAGGGCGTGCTGCTTGGCGGCATCGAGCCTGTCTTCGACCTCCTTGCACCATTTCACCGTCTTCTCCGCGTCGGCGAAGTCCGCGTCGGTCTGCAAGTCGGTGTTGATCGAGCCGAACACCGCCAGTGCGTGATCGCGGAAGGCGGCGAGGTTCGAGGCCGTCACCATGCCGGTGACTTCGATACGCAGCGCCGGCAGCGCTTCGGGTGCCTTGCCGGCCGGCTTCACCGTCTCGGGCTCGGGCACGAACTCCGCAAGGTCGCGCTCGAACTGATCCCAGCCAGCCAGAAGCCGATCGATGCGCTCAGGCGTCGTGCGGTACTCGCACCAGACGAAACGCTCCGGCGTGCCGTCCGACACCACGAAAAGCACTTTCTCAAAGCCGAAGATGTGGATCT